ACAAAAGCCAACACTGGATAAGTTTGAGACGTACGAGGATTACAGCGAGGCGTTGATTGACTGGAAAGTCGAGCAGCGCGAATCGGTGAAACTTGTAGCGGCTGAGAATCAGAAGCAGGAAGCGCAAGCGGTCGAAGTGGCGTCGATGTGGAAAGAACGCCAGGACGCGGCGCGTGAGGCTTATGAGGATTACGATGCCGTTGTGTCTCGCGAAGACCTGACGGTCACCGTAGCGATGCAACAAGCGATATTGGAGAGCGAGCGCGGGGCGGATCTGGCCTATTGGCTGGGTAAAAACCCTGACGAAGCGAAGCGAATTGCAGGCCTGGGCGCTGTGGCGGCGATTCGTGCTCTCGGTAAGGTAGAAGACGGTTTGCTGGTCGCGGGGCCGGTAAAAAAACAACTGAAGTTGAGCAATGCTCCTGAACCGATTCGGCCGGTTGGCGGTGGTAAAAGTACCATCACCAAAAAGCCGGAGGACATGGACTTTCGGGAGTTCAGAGCTTGGCGCGAGAAGGGCGGCGGGCGTTAAGCCACGCGGCCGAGGACAAATTAGATGGCAAATACACTTCTAACAATCAGCATGATTACCAACGAGGCACTGCGGGTGCTCGTTAACAATCTGGCTTTCACCAACCGCGTGAACCGCCAGTACAGCAGCAAATTCGCAATTGAGGGCGCTAAAATCGGCACGGTTATCAATGCGCGTAAACCGCCGCGGTACGTCGGCCGCACGGGTACGGCGATTGGCGTGGAAGATGCGACCGAAACGCAGGTGCCGGTCACTTTGACGACGCAGTTTGGCGTTGACATCAGCTTTTCCTCGGCTGATTTGACGTTGAGCATCAGCGACTTTTCCAATCGGTTCATCAAGCCAGCCATTGCGACGATTGCAAACAAGATCGACTTCGACGGATTGCAGCTGTTCAAAACGGTTGCCAATAGCGTCGGCACTCCCGGCACGACACCGAACAGCTTGCTGACGTATTTGTTAGCCGGCGTGAAGCTGGACGACAACTCGACGCCGATGGACGGGGAGCGCAGCTGTATTGTTAACCCGTTGATGCAGGCGACCATTGTCGACGCGTTGAAGGGCTTGTTCCAATCCTCCACCGAGATCAAGGCTCAGTACGAAAAGGGCATGATGGGGACTGCGGCAGGGTTTGATTGGTACATGGACCAGAACACTGGCGTTGCGACCATCGGACCCCAGGGCGGCACGCCGCTGGTTAACGGCGCTTCGCAATCTGGCACCAGTTTGATCGTCGACGGCTTTACTGCTGCGGCGGCTTCGCGGCTTGTGAAGGGCGACGTGTTCACCATTGCTGGCGTGTTTGGCGTCAATCCGCAGAATCGCCAGAGCACCGGAGCGCTGCAGCAGTTTGTCGTAACTGCGGCGGTGTCGTCGGATGCGGCCGGCAACGCTACCATCCCGATTTTCCCGGCAATCACGCTCACCGGCGCGTTCCAGACGGTGACCGCTCTTCCCGCTGACAATGCGGCGTTGACGGTGGTGGGTGCTGCTAACACGGTCAGTCCGCAGGGTATGGCGTTCCATAAGGACGCGTTTACCTTTGTGTCTGCCGACCTGCAATTGCCGCGTGGAGTCGACATGGCGGCCCGCGTCAGCGATCCGGAAACCGGTCTATCGGTTCGGATGGTGCGCCAGTACGTAATCGCTACCGATCAATTCCCGTGCCGTCTGGATATCCTGTACGGCTGGAAGGAACTGTACCCCGAAAACGCTTGCCGCATTCAGGCGTAGCGTAAACCAGCGGGGCCGGGAAACCGGCTCCGCGTCATTTGCAGTGATGGAGGTCGCGTGTTTCAAGAGTTTCCAAAATGGGTATATCATAAGGAGTTACCTGCCATGCTAGTAGATGATCCGCAGCAGCAGGAAGATTTGGGGCCGGGGTGGGTTGAGAGCCCGGCGCACTTGGTAGACGTTCCGAAGAAGAAGGTCAAGAAGTGACAGGAAACGAACTAGTAAACGCGGCGCTGACGATTATTGGCGTATTGTCGCAGGGTGAGACGCCCAGCGGGTCAGAATCGGCGCAGGGTCTGGTGGCGGCCAATAATCTGCTGCAATCGTGGGGGACTGAGCGCCTCAACGTTATTACGATTGCGACGAACGTGTTTAACCTCACGACGTCGGTGCAAAGCTACACTATTGGCCCGGCCGGCACGTTTGCGATGGTGCGGCCAAATAGATATCAATCGGCGCAGGTGTTGGTTCCATCCGCGGCTGGCGGTGGTGATCTGGCTTTCCCGTTGCAGATCGTTGACCAGGCTGGCTATGCAGAGATCAACGAAAAGACGTTAAGCGGCAACGTTTGCAAGGTCATGTACGCAGATATGGCTTTCCCGCTGACGACGCTTTACTTTTGGCCGCGGCCTTTGTTCGCCACTGGGCAGATCAAGGTGCAGCTGGGTACGTGGGTTCCTTTGACGGAATTTGCTGATTTAATTACGAACTACAGCTACCCGCCTGGCTACGATAGGGCACTGAAGTACAACCTGGCCATGGAGCTAGCGCCTAGCTTTGGCATGGTGCCAACGCCGGCCACGATGCAGATCGCGGCTGAGTCCAAAGCTGCTATACGGATGCTGAACGGCG